ATGAACCAGGGGAAGAAGAAGAAAGAGAATAGTGTATTTTAGTAGTACTTCCTCCCGATAAAGCAATGTTAGTTGTTGTAGAAGTTTTTGTTATAGTCAGTACTATTTCTTTTGTCTTATATAATGGATAGGCAGTTAAAGTATCTCTGGGAAGGGATAAAGCAAGCGCACCTAAATTTGTTGTAATATCTACTCTTGCTATTGAATTATATTTATCGTTAAGAGCTACACTTCCTGTAGGATTTGTATAACTTAGATTAACAACAGTATCTTGTACAGAACCTCCAACTACAAACCAAAATATTTGATTAGAGCTAAGTTTTTTATAAGGTATGAATTTCCAACTGGCATACCCCCCTTCAGAATATTCAGAAACTTTAAAAGTATTAGCAATAGAAGAAGCCGGAATAAAACCCGCATAAAAATATTTATCTGTAGTAAATACTATTTCTCCTGTTGCTGCTATGTTAGTTATAACTATAATTTCCCTAATATCATTGGCTAATACTTCTGCTTCAGTAGGTAATGTAAAAGTACTTGTAACTCCATTGGCTTGAATATTAAGATGATTAATTTGGGGAGTTCCCAGTATAGGAATAGATACAGAAGAAGTGTTTGTAAAATCACTATAAATATGAGTAATGTTGTCTCCATCAATACCAGGGTCTCCCTTATCTCCCTTATCCCCCTTATCCCCCTTATCCCCCTTATCCCCTTTATCTCCCTTATCTCCTTTAATACCGTTATCTCCTTTAGCTCCTTGAGACCCTCTCCATATCCCATTATTATACCAATTAGTACCATCATAAGCTATAGAATGATCTGTCATAGACCCATTTAAAGCAGCAGGTACAGTTATATTATTTCTTATATCATTTAATATAGAGGCTGCATAAGGGGATACAGGTGTCCATGTACCTGCTTCTACAGTAGAAATAACAGCTTCATCCAAAATAACATCTGAAGCTGTATGGATAAGTGTATTTCCGGCTATTCCTTGTGTACCTGCTAAATTTATATTCCAATTAGCAAAAGTTCCTGTTCCTGTATTAGAAGTAGAATTTACTACTAAAACACCCGTTAATTTATCATAAGAAACTACTGTGGCATTAAAAAATATCGCATCTGTATTAGCTACAATAATAGGTTGTCCTGCAGTATAGGCTAAATTTAAATCTATATTTATATTTATTGTAGTAGGATGTATAGTGGGAATGTTTATAGAAGTTGTAGATACTGTTGCATATTTATCTCCATCTATTCCATCTACTCCATCATTACCTGGAGGACCTTGTGGTCCTTTTGCAGTAAATACTACCCAATCTCCTATTATATTAGAGGGGGGAGTACCAACATACTGATAAGTAATTCCATTATCTTCCTGATAACAAAGTAATCCCTTACTTACCCATTTAATGGCTAACCTTTCAGCTTCATTTGCACTTCTAGCCCTTTCATCCAAAGGTTTGTGAGCACTAAGTTCAAAACCATCTATAATTTGAATACCCATACGTTAAAAACTAAAAGTATAATCTCCATTAATATCCGTTATTTCTGTAGTTCTATATAAATAATAAGGTTCTGTCCAATTATTTACAAGTCCTGTAGAAGTTACATCTTGATTTATTATTGTAAAAGCTGATAATACTTCAAAACCATTTTGGTCTTTTATACTGGATAAAAGTCCATAAGAAGCTGGATAGCAAAACCAAAAATATTTATCTACACCATTAAAGTAAACCGTTTTACTACTCTTAGTGACTATTTGTTTTGTTAATTCTATATATGGATTTATTGAAGCTGCATTTGTAGCCCCATCAAAGAAAGGATAGACAAAAGTTATAGTACTGGAAGCAGTATCTTTTACTAAAGGGGGAGAATCATCACTAATATTAACAGTATAGGTAGTAGTTGAAGTTTTGCCTCCGTCTGTTATACTTCTATTAGGGCTACCTCCTGCATTAAGTCCTGGAAGGTCTAGTATATTTTGATAAGCAATATTTAAAGTACTATAAGAAAGAATAACAGATTCTGTTACATCATCTCTTCCTTTTAAAAGAGAGATATTCAATGTAACATCTATAATATTACCTATTTCTACTACAGGAGTAGAAGGGTCTAAATTTAATGTTATAGCAGGTTCTATATAAGGGGTATGTGTCCAGACAAAAGTTTTTACTCCACCTATATTTCTTGTTTCAATAGTAATTTCATCATCTTCCGAAATACAATTTATATCAGCATCTGTACCATTTATCCCATCTGTCCCAGGAGGTCCAGCAGGTCCTGGCTGTCCTATAATAATAGAAGGAGGACTTTGTCCTATAATAGGTGTAAAAACAGGATAATCTTTTATTCCTGAAATAACAGCCATACAAGTATATATGTATTCTTGCTCTTGTTCAGATAATTTAGTATCTTTTTGCAAGGCTGTTATCATAGTCCTTATTTTGTATCCTTTACAATAAAGGTCATCACAAGGTTGCATGTCTCTTTCCAGAGAAGCCAGTGTAAAGCCAAGTTCACTTAGCCATATCTGAGATTGATATAATATACTATCTTTTTGCTGTTGGGAATAAATCATGAGCAACCACAATCAGTTAAATCATTACATATATCTTGTAAAACAAGAGCTACATCATGGGCTTCAGTAAATTTAGTTTGGGCAGTAAGTAAAAAAGCACTTTGCAACAGAACATCTACCCTCATGAAATCTTTATTAACGGCAGCAGAGCAGTCTTTGCAATTATTTTTTGCTGCTTCAGCTACTACTTTTCCATAACATATTTCAGCTTTACAAAGATTTATATCATCATATCTGGTAACTTTATCTATTACAGGGTTTCCCAAGTCATTAACTTTATCTACTTCTGTATAAGGGTCATCTACTTTTTCCCAATGAGCTCCTTCAGTATTAGTAGGAATTTCATTGCTATTATTTGTAAGGGCTTTCCAATAAAAAGTGTTTTCATATACTATATCTCCTATAGAATAGGAATTAGTAGAAGTCCAGACAAGAATAGGAAGTAAATCAAAATAATGATAGCCATCAGAAGTAACCTCTACTTCCCAAGTAGTTACTGTTAAAGGTAGTGTATTGTCTATAGTTAATCTTTCATCATCCCCTTCTTTATTATAAAAAAAACCAACTAAAAATAAGGCATAAGAAGCCCTATCATCAGGAGGAATACTTACATATTCTGTTTTATCTTCTATAAAAAGTTTAGTACAATCTGCAGATTTACCTACTTTACATATTTCAAAATTTAAAGCCATAATAATTAATTTTTTGCTATAAAGATAAACCAAAAAAGGGGAGGGGCTACTACCCTTCCCCTTCTTTTAAATTAATTATTATTTTTTAAGCGACTGCAATAGGTACAGCAGTCCCACCTTCAACAGCTAACATAATATATCCTACATGATGAGCTTGCTCATTAGCAAAAGCCATAGAAGGGGTGGCTTTCTTATATTTAATAATAGATAAACCATAAGTTTCAGATGGAATTGCAAATCTAGTAGGATCGCCATAATCCTCTTTCCATTGAGCATTAATAGTAGTAGCGCCAGAAAATACAGCAAACTCTTCTTCCATAGCCGCAATAGAAAGATAATCTCCAGTTCCTTGTTTCCAGGGAGCTGCAGTAGTTACAGTAGAAATATCTGCCATATCCTCACCAACAATAGTAGAAAAGTGAGTATCAAAAGTATTTCCTACAATAGAAATGCCAGTAGCAGTAGCTAAAGTATCTCCAACACCCCCAGCAGCTACAGCTACAGCATCAGCAGCCAACTTTTGGGTCACATAGAGATTTTCTCCTACAGCAGCAGTATTAGCTGCAGTATAAACCAAGCCTCCTTGAACTACTAAAGAACCTTCTGGAACAGCCACAAGACCAACTACACCAATAAGATTGCTTCCGGCTTTTCCTACAGCAGTTACAGTAGCAGTAGCAGGACCACCACTTACAGACCCCTCAACTATAGCATAACTAAATTGTTCATCTGCATTATTTTCGTAGTCTAGAACATTATTAAATTGATTTATAAGTTCTTGTATGAGTTCTATTTTGGTAGTAGTTGTGTTTCTTATTACAGCTCTTGCTTCAGTTACAGGAAAGGGTTGATTAGAAGGAGTAGTATCACGGGAAGCAATAGTAAATTCTTTTAGACCAGGAGTTGCTAAAACAGCAGAAGCAGCTGCATCATTAATAGCAATACTGTCTCTTTGAATAACAGGAGCATCATAGTTTACATTAGTAACAGAAAGTATATCAGAACCTTTAAATTTAATGGTACTTCTGATTTCTCCATCCTGAAATTGTAGCATCCTATAATCATTAGCTGCTACTAAAGCAGTACCATCTACATAAGTTACTACTCCAGCAGGAGTAGTCTGTTCAAAAGTAGTATTCCCTTCTACTGCAGGCTTAACAGCAGCATGGGTGGTACTTACAGCACCCTGTGCATTTACACCTACTAAATTTTTTGAATAGCGTTTTCTTAAGTTAGCCATTAGTTTAGTTTTTTTAGTTATAGATTAAATAAATTATTTCTACTTTATAACATCTAAACTAAAACTTAAAAAGTAGAGATAAAAATAGAAAAGTAAAGTATATTTGAACAATATTCTTATTATAGAACTAATAATTACTTTTGTTCCCTTAACTCATTATGTTGTAATACTTCTTTATAGGCTGGGTTTTCAATAGCCAGTTTAAGATATTCTACTACTCTATTTACTATTATATTAGCTGCAGAAACAGATAACTCACATCCTTGACTTAAAGCTAAGGATATAGGTTGGGGTTCTCGTATGTAATCTATATAAATTTCTGTTATAAGAAAATCCTTTTCATAATAATTAAATAAAATTCCATCAGAAATTAACGTATGTGGATTTTTATACTTAGGAAAAAAGAATACATTTTGTTTTCTGTCGTATATTTCTTCATTATTCAATAATGTAGTAGAAGTATATTCTACAGGAGTTAGATTTTTCAAAGCACTTTCGTCAAAAACTTCTATTTTTTGATTTTCAGAAGAATTTGTTACAGAAGATTTTTCATTGCCATCTTTATCATAAATAACTAACTTATATATAGTCTCTTTTTCATCTAAAATAATAAATGTATTGTTTTTAATTAATCCTTGTCTTTCAGTATCAGAATATTTTTCCCAATAAAATTCAACATCAATGAATTTATTATTAGCTTGATGTATAAGGTTCCTTATTATAAGATAGGTATCTTCTATATCTGTTACTGGAAAGGAAGTAGAAGCTACTAAAGTTTCAGATTGGTCTGCATTAACCTTTATAATTTCTACTTTACTATAATAAGGAGGCTCAGTACTGGTTTCTTTTAATTCTAAGAAAGAAAAGTACTTGGTTGCTTCTTTTACTTTTTCATTTATTATATTACAATCTTTTCCTTTTATAACCCCTGCTTTTGTAGAAAGTAAATGTTTATATCCACCAGGTAATAAGGAAGTAACAGCCCCACTCTCATAATAAAATGCAGTGGGGCTGATAAAAATAGGTAAAGGTTTATTTTTAACTATGATTTTTTCAATATAATCTAATCTTAGTTGTCTATCAGCAAAGCCCTTATCTAAAAGTTCATTTATAAATGAATCTTGTATTCTATTCAGATGTAAATCTAATTCTTCAGGTAAAAACATGTCCTGAGAAAAAGAATCTATAGTTTGTAATCCTTGTAGAATATCTTTATGTAGTTCTAATGCTGATTTCATACTAGTTTAATTATCCCTTAAGAAAGGTTCTGTTCCTAACTCATTATTACCTCCATCAGAATCAGAATCTATTACATTAAACTCCTCTTGTTCTTCTTTTTCTAAATTATTAAAAACAGGGGTAGGTTTTTTTACTTCTTCTTCAGAAGGATAATAATAGCCTTCTATAGCATGTTCAGGTATCTGAACCCTACCTCCTTCTGTAAAATTTAAAGATAATGCACCTAGTTGTAAAGTAGATATAATGTAATCTCCTACTTTAGTTTCTTTACACATAGGCCCTACACCTATAACTTTATAATAACCTGCAGAAGTTTTTTCATTTAAAATTATATTGCCGGAAGAAGATACCTTCACTTCCTCTAATAATACATTATTTTTAGCTGGCCTATAGTTTTCTAGTCTCATTCTGATGCCATTTTACTACCACCAAACTCTGCTAATTGGGCTTTAAAGGCACCAATTAATTGTACATTAGACTTATCTTGCATCCATTTAGCGGCCTCTTTTAAATTAATACCTATCTGTTCCCCAGATTCTTTAATTAAAATCCTGGTTCCTACTTTTTCAAAAACACCTATAGAAATAAGTTGTGCAATATCATATTTAACTGCTAATTCTTTGTCTGTAGCTACTCTTTTAAATTTCTTTAATTTTTCTGTATTAGCTTCTTCTGAAATTGAAGGATCAATAGTAGAAAAAGATTTTAAAGAGAGTTCTGCAGTTTCAGTATCTAGTTTTTTAGCGTTAGGAACTCCTAATAAAGTTAGTACTTGAACTATTAATTCCGGTTTTTCCAAAATTCTAAAATATTCTTTTCTGGCAATATCTTCTAATTTATTAAGTGCTGTAGTAGCTTTAATAATGGCAGATTCATCTTGAATATAGAATTTTATGTGTTGATATTTATCAGCAGTTTCTTTATCTGAAGCACATAAAGGATGATTTAAAGCATGTCTCCATCTTACATATTGAACAGGATTTAAAGGCATATTTATATTGCCATTAACATCTGGTTGTCCATTTTCTAATTTATCTGTGAATCCTACAGGTAAATCTGGATTTTCTAATCCTATTTCCAATCTTAATCCTTCTGGTGGAATCTTAGTATTCAGATTTGTAAAATATTTATTTACCGCCTCTGAAAACTCTCTTCTTCCATTAGAAGGGTAAACCCCTAATATTTCAGGCATAATAGCTTGTTCTTCTAATCTGGTTAAACCAGAAGCAGGAGGTCCTCCTGCAGTTTTAGAATAAGCTCCTAAAGCTCTGTAAGCCATATTAAAATAGCTTTTTACTTCAGGGTCTTTGTTTGCTTCCTCTACAAAGCTATACTGCCTCATAAGGGTAACTGTTTTTCCTTTTGTTAAAGTTTCTGTCATTTTTCTTGTAGTTTTATATTTTATCCAAATATAAGCTAAAAAATGAAAACCTCAAGTAAGTTTACACTTATTGAGGTTTTCTGACACATTACAAGAAAAAGTTTTTTCTTTAAGTCTCTATAAATAGGATATGAAACTAAAAAATTGCATTTTTTTCAACTTTTTAAGCTGCTATACCTGCGATGCACTCCAAATGTAAACTGGTATTTCCTCTTCGCAATTGTGTTCCTCCAACCATGAGACGATGGTAGGAACTTTTATCCACATCTGTAGCCAGGAGAGCAAGATTAGCCCCTGAAATACTAGTTCCAGAATTAACCCCTTGCAGAATTTTATATTGACGTGGTAGTGGAGATAATCCAGGTACTACACCATGTAAGAACCTTCTACCTTGTTCAGCCACCATTTGCAGGTTAGCCTCACCATCATACATTCCATCATCAATAAAAACCATTCTATAGCTTTCTAATGGATAACCAGTTTCTGGGTGAAGTGGGGATTTAACCGCCCTTCTGCCATAATCAAAGATAGCATTATGTTTAACCTTGATGTAATACCCATCAATATGATACATAGCATCAAAGAAACCCATAGAAACAAGGTTATAGTTAGAACCTCCTATAAACTTATCTGCTACATTACCAGCGCCTCCCATAATGAGATTAGTTACACCAGCTTCTTTCATAGCAGCATCAAATTCACGCATACCACCCCTACCTGTATAAAGGGTTATGGACATACCATCAGTATCGCTTTGTCCAAATAGAGCATTAGCTACAGTATTTTGTAAATAATTATAGGTAAGAGAACTATAAGTAGAATAGTTATTAATCTGCTCTAAAATACCTGAACCAGTAGGAATAACTTTACCAGTAAGGATATCTTTAAGATCAATAGTACCATTGGCTTTCCTATTATATCTTGAATACCAGAACATATGCTCACATTCCTCAAGCCACGCTCTTTCAAATTGGAAGTGTTCAAAGTCCATCCATAGTTCAAGGCTTTTACCTCCTTCAGAACTAATCCTGATAGGCATTACCTTATTAGCAGAATTACCTGCCCATTGGTGGGAAAGCCTAATTACAGACATTTGATTTTTGAATTTACCTGGAGCTACCCTTTTAAAAGCAGTACCTCTGGATTCACTTTCTGCATTAAAAGTATTTAATTCTGCCCAAAGAGTTCCTGCTACAAGTTCACTAACAGGAACTACGTTCTTATTAGAGACTGCATTAAGTTGACAAGTGTAAGTATAGCCCACTCCTGAACTAGCTGGTTCCCCCGGAGATAAGATATAAGCTTGAACTCCTAAAGGAGATTCAATCATGTAATTTTGTTTTGCCCAATTATCTGTAAAAGTAATCTGGAAAGTAGTACCATCTACTCCTAAATTAGTATCAGTAATAGTTTCAGCTACTACTAATGCTTTGTTTAATCTGCTCATTACAGGATAAGTATACTGAATATCTTTCAGTTCTTTTACCTTGGCATTGGTTTTCTTAAATCCATTAGGAGTAACTACATCCCCCATAGTAGACATAGCTAATGGAAACCTCCTTGTAGAATCTCCTAAAAGCCATGTAAGTTTTTGTGAAAGTTCATCAGGTTTGCCATACCTTTGATGATAAAAATTCTGCTCATCTAACAAATCCTTACCATCAAAAATATCTTGTTGCACCTGAAACCTAAATTTGTTAGTTCTAGCACTGACAGCCATAATTGTTTAGTTTTTTAAGTGTTAAAAATATTTTCTTTATACTATTTATATTTTTATTCTGCTTCAAACATACCTAAAGTAGGTAATTTGTTACCATATTTCCTTTTTTCTGATTCAGAGGTATATTCAGTTCCATCTTTTTCTTTCTTTAAGCTTCTTTTAAGCCTTTTAGCATTTTGTGTAGAAGCTTTAGTAGCTATGTATTTACTTAAATCTCCTTTTTTAAATCCGAAAAACAACTGCTGTAATTGTTGCTGAAAATTTTCATTAGTTAAAGGAATAGTAACTGCATAGCCATTTCCATTTCTTTGTATATTAGATAAAACATAATTATAAAATGTTTCTGCATCTGCCTTAGGAATATTAAAATTTCCTACTTTACCTGTATTAATTATAGAAGATACAGTTTGTCCAAATTGTTTATCCTGAGCATCCTGAGCAGCTTTAATTTCTGCTTGTTTTTGTAAAATAGCTTCTGTTTTTTGTTGCTGTTCTACTTGTTTCTCTTTTAAAGCAGCTTTAAAGTTTTCTAAAAGTCCTTCTTCAGAATCCTCATCATCTTCTACATTTCTAATGGCTTTTGCTTTTGAAAATCCTTTATCTATATAGTAGTTTTTCAAAAACTCTTTTTGACTTTCTACATCATCTTCTTTAATAGTTATAGAGGAATAGTCTATTTCACCCTCTTTCATTAAATCAGTAAGTTTTCCTCCATTAGAAATATGCATTAAAGCCTTAAATCCATCAGGAAACTTTTCTTCCAGATAAGTCAAATTATCTTCTACAGCTTTTTTGACTATAAACTCTTCCCTAATAGCTGCTCCTTCAGGAGTATCAGGGTCAACATCACCATAGTCAATATCGTAATTAACTCCAGTAATTTTTTCTACGTCTTCCCAAAAAGAACCTTCCTCTTCTTCCTTTTCTTCCTCTTCCTTTTCTTTTTCTTTAGCTAATGCTTCTTTTTCCTCATCAGTAAGTTCTTCCTCTTGCTCTTCTGCAAGGGCAGCAGCTTCTTCTTCTGCTTTTTCTTTTTCTTCATTCTCTTTAGCTTCTGCTTCTTTAGCTTTTTTAGCTGTTTTTTCTTCTTCTGTTTCTTCTTCTTCCTGGTTTTTTTTATCTGTAATTTGATCTAATAAAGAACTTTCAGTAAAATCATCCAAAGAAGGAATCTCTTGTGTTTGGTGTGCCATGTATCAAATATTAAAAATTAAACTTTATTTACTTACCTTTTAATCTTTTGTTTTAGTTTTATTTGCTCTATTATATAGTACTCATAATTTTTTTAGTTTAAAAGTTACTTTAAGTTTTAGTAATTCTTTTGCCATTTAACTTTCCTTTAGCTTGTAGCTCAGCTTTTGTTTGATTTTCTTTTGCAATAGCAAATTGTTTATCAATTTTATATCTTTCTGTAGCATTTTTCTTATCTGCTATTCTTTCTTGAGTAATTAATTTATCTCTTTCTACTTGCTTTTTATTCTCTAATTCTGAAGCTTTTAAGGCTGTATCTTGTACTTTTAAAGAATTAATTTCATCTCCCGGAGTATTAGTATCAGCTAATGCATATTGTCCTTTAATATGTTCTAATTCTACTTTTCTATCATATTCAGCATTCATCAACTCTAATTCAAAAGCTTTCTCTATTTCTTTAAATTGTTGTTCTAGTTGTATTTTTCTTTCTTCTGCTTCCTGCTGAGATTTAGCATTAGCCTCTGCTTGCTCAATCATCTCCTGTTTATTGGCCTTTAAGATATTCTTCAATTTAGATATAGATTGAGCTTGAGCTATTTCTGCTATAGCAAGTGGGTCTTGTCCCTGAGAAGCAAAAGCTGTAGTTTGCTCTTTCATTAATTTAAGATTCTCAAGGTCAGAAGAAGAATTAACTATATGTACATTAAAGTCAGATTCCATATAAGAAACAGGGTCTAAATTCAAAATGGTTGCTCTTTCATCATTAGAATAATAAATAGCTTTCTTTCCATCCTTATAAGCAAATTTGCTACAATCCAACAATCCCTGTCTTTCTACCCTTATAAAATCATCAAACTTAGTAAAATATCTTTCTGAAATAACAGAAGATTGGTATCTTGCTGCATCTACTCCAGAAGCTGTTTCTGAAGCTGCTACCTGCCCTTTTCTCTGTCTGGTAATACCCAACACATCATCCCATTCCTGTTTAATCTGGTCTAATATTCCAATTAGATTACTAATAGTATCATAAAGGTCTAAATCTAGTACTTGATATTGGTTCCAGGTTTTATCTACTCCCTTTTGATTTCTATTTATCACAGCGAAACTATTAGCTTCTGCATAATAAAAGAATTTTTCTTCTCCAAGATTATCAGGAATAGTGTTTATATCCAGCATAGCAATCTTTCCTTTAGATTTAGCTATAGTCATTTCCAACCTATAATGCAGGATAATATAAAGTATCTGATAAGGAAGCCCTAGTTCTACTAAAGAAACATTTCTTGAATGAGTATCAGAAAATCTGAAACCATTATAAGGCCCCTTAGTTCTAAACATATTATTCATTTTAGTTCTTTGTACCTGGGTAGGTCCTATACCTAAATATAGTCCTCCATTTAATCCTGATTGGTCATCAGAAGAAGAATAATTTTTATAAGCAATATCTGCTCTCCAGCCTTCCCACCATTCTATTCCCCATACCCATTCTACGCTTTCTCCTGCTGCTTTATCAGGTTTATATCCTTCCGGTACCTCTATTTCTTGTTGTTGTCCTGTTTCATCAAAATAAGTGAGGAATCCTATTTTTTTATAATATTTCCATACTACATGATAAATAGGAATTTTACTTCTTTTTAAATCCTCCTCTACTCTATAAGTATTACCAAATAAAGCATTAAAATATTGTGAAGTGTAAGGAAGTAATTGATCTGAAGCTTCTAAATCATCTATATCATCGGGTTTCAATTCGTCCCAGAATTTAGTTACAATATCTGTAGGGGTCATATATTTTCTTCTTACCACCCAAGCTGCATCTTCTACATATTTAACTCCAGGGCTTTTATCATAATCTATATCTAAAGGAGAAACCCTTTCATAAATTAACTCATCATATTCTACATCTTTATATGAATAGGTTTCTCCTGCTATAGTATAGTCTTTAAACATAGAAGACCATATTTCTTTAACTACAAGGTCATCTTCCAGTTGATTAAGCATAACTTCCCCTTGTACTGCTCTGGCATCTTTATAGTTAGAAAGGGTTTTTTCTTTTATACTTTTAGGTAATTCTGGTTTTTCTTGTTCAGGGGGGGCTTTTCCCTGTTGCTGAGCTTGTATTTTTTCTACTTCATTATAAAACATTTGTTCCAAAGACTGTATTACTGCAGCTTGTATGCTTTCTTCTGCCCTGTTTACTGCATCTTCATTATTAACATTGATAACAAAATTCTTTGGTCTTTTTTCAAACTCCCCTAAAAGTAAATCTAAGTTTGGTCTAAGGATAGAATAAGGCCTAATCCTTGCTGGCCAAGTTTTATGCTCTGCTTTGGAAGAAGATAAAGGATTGGTTACATATTCAAATAAATTATCTGATAAAATATTGTTATAAGCATCATATAACGTATATAAATCTTTATAATTACTTCCTACAGTTTTATTAGTAGAATCCTGAAAATAAGTGGTAGAGATAAAATAATCTATGATATCTTTAGTATGCGAAAAATTATTTTTTTCCTTTACAGTTTTACTTACCTTTAATTGAGGTTTTCCCCCAATAAAAAGTTGTTGTCTGGCATTAGATTCCCTTTTAGTATTTATATATCTTGTTCCCATTATATTAGGTTTATGATAAATCTGTATTAAGTTGTACTAAATTATTATAGTATTCCTGGTGATTAAACCCTATGGCTGCTCCTGTTATAAATGAGGATATAGTGCCCTGATAAAAAAGGCTGTATAAATTTTCATTATTTAAAGCACCTATTGTTTGAGAAAAATTAGGAAATATTGAAAGTGCAAGACTACTATTAAATCCTTCTTCAATACCATTTACATACATTTTAGCATCATTAATAGCTATTCTTTCACCGATATATAGTGTGTTATCCTGATAAGGAAGTAAAGAAGATGGTGCAAAACCATTTAAAATCCTTGTTACTATATTTGTAGTTCTTAAGATATTTATTGAAGTATAAACATCTGCCTCCCTAACCCCTAATAGAGTATAATTTCCTGCCCTATTATCTGCTGTTACTGCAAAAGCACCTACTAAAAGATTAGTTGCAGATACATTAATTCTATCTGTTAAGTAATTATAATTAGAATTTATATAAGAACCTACCCCATCAAAATCAAAACCAATACCAGGAATATGAACTGCTCCATTGTTAGTCATTACTGCCTTTCTTTTCCAGTCCCATAAGGCATTTATAGGGTCCTGCAAGCCAAAGTGGGCGAAGGAATCTATCTTCTGCCAATTACCTACTATTATTTCATTGAGTAAAAATACTCTTATACTATCTTCCTCTATTTGAGTTAAAGGGTTTGGAAATGCATCTATTATAGTTTGTGCTTCTAATTTAGCATTAAGTTGTACTAAATTATTATAGTATTCCTGATGATTGAATCCTATGGTTGCCCCTGCTATGAATGAAGATAGCGTTATCTCTATTGCATTGTTACCGTAATCAGAAGCAATTCTAATATTGTTATTTACAATATAAGAACCCTGTATATTAGAGGTATCTTTTAAAGTGCCATTTTGATAAAATTGAGTGTTTGTTTCTCTATCTGTAGCAATAATTAATGAATTTGATAGTGTACCTATAGGTGTATTTGAATCTCTAAAACCAGACCCATTAATGGAATATGTAGTTATTTGGTCAGAGGCACGAGTTCCAATAAAGCCATTAAATACATTATTTGATGAAGATAATATCTGTGGCTGCCCAGTAGATATAATCCCAATTTCTGTAATAAAACATCCTGCTAAAGCATCATTTAATTGAAAATTAACCCCATCTATTAAAGGATTATAAGTACTATCAATATAAGCACTAACACCATCAAAAGCAAAACCAACACCAGGGTTATATATTGCTCCATTGTTAGTCATTGATACCTTCCTTTTCCAATCCCATAAAGCATTAACAGGGTCTTGAAGGCCAAAGTGGGCGAAGGAATCCATTAAATCCCAGTTACCACTAAGAACATTACTATCTACAAATACTGCTATTGCTTGTTTCTCCTTATCTGATAATGGGTTAGGAAAGGATTTAATTACATCCTCTGCTTCTTTTCTAATCCCTGCTCCAGAGATAAACCCTGAAGAACCAAAGCCTCCAAGAGAAGAACCTATCTCTAAAGAAGAAAAAGACCCTGCGTCAAGAATAAGTTTATTCCTATACTTTTTAGTAAAGAGGACATCTTTGGTTTTAGGTCTTAAATCAAGAAATTTTCTGATAGCATTGGGAATAGTTGTATCTCCTATTCTTATAACATCCCCTTTTCTTAGTTTTCTTCTTTTCTTCTTTCTAAATATGTCTATATTTTTAGCTTGAACTGTGAAGATTCTACCCATGACTATATAATTTGTAGCCAAGGTAGTAAATTATTTATTCATCTGCCATCTTCATCTCATTTATAGAAAGGGAATTACCTTGATTATTAGTAACTCCTGTATGAAAAGCTCTATCCCAATAGCTATTATCTTTTTTAGAATTTCTTTGTATTTCTACTTCTGCTTTTTCTTTTATCATAAAAGGTAACAATCTCATGGCTGAAATCCTATCAAAGTTACCATCATCAGAAAACTTTATAAGCTCATCTAACAAACCAACATCATATATTTTATTTAAATTCAATATTTTTATAGTTTTTCCAGAACTATCAGAAGTAAGGCTGCGCTCTTGTAATAACCAATCATTTAAATAGGCAAGGGCTTGATTAACTATCTTTCCAGGCATATTCATAAAATAACTTTTAGAAGTTTCTTTTACTTCTACAGATTTATTAAACATTAAGGAAGGTTCCAGTTCACATAGATGAAGTAGTTTATTTATTTTAGCATAATCATACAGCCCTTTTCCCCCTCCTGCAATTTCAGATTGTACTGTAGCTCCATAAAACCTGGCTAAATCAAAAACTATTTTATGAAATTTATCTGTAGTTCTTGGTCTGCCTACATACCAAGCTACTATAATATCTCCTTCAGAAGCAGAAAAATTATTAATTGCTTTATAAACATAAATAGCTCCAAGTGAAGTTCTATCTGTAGAATCATCTTTATAAAAGGGGTCTACTAATACATAATACATATTAGCAGGAACATGACCTAATTGGTCTGTATAAGGAGCTTCTATCATAGTTATACATCCAGATAAATCTCCTCCCTGGTCATGAGGATATTCCTGAATTGCTCTTTTTTTACCATTAGGGTCTAATTTAAACTTAAACCCACCTTTTTCCGTATCTCTTACTATATCTCCATATTTTAAGAAGCCTTGTATTCCTTTATCATTAAGCACCCTTAGTTTTTGTCTTTGTAATTCAGCAATAGGAAAATGATTTGAAGAAATTCTTAAAAGACATTCTGTAACTGTAAATGGATATTCTGCAATATATTTATCTTCTTTTTCAGGTTTATCTTCCCTAATAGTAGCTCTTTCCATTAAATGATAGGCTCTGCCGGCTTCAAAATCAGGATTACCGTCTTTATCCATAAACCTATCCATACAGGCTTCTACTGGAAAAAAGAATCCATGGGGCTTTCCTCCTTGATCCTTTTCCCAACAATTATCAAACTCCAAACAATTATAAGCTTTTGGATGCCTGAATATATCTTCAAGTCCTGCAATACCAGTCCCACTCTCACCTCCTGTTCCCCATAATATTTGAATTCCTGTAGCAATACCCCCTTGTTCTACTAAAGGCCTGGCTATATTCCAGGCTATATCAACTTTGTCGAAAGAACCTCCTTCTTCATAATATATCTTATATCCCCTTGCTCCCCTGGCTTTGTTGGGATTATCTAAAATCCTGGCAAAAATTTCTCCACCTTTCCAAACTTCATCTCCTTTTCTGGTAACTTCAGATGCTCTTTTATGGTAATCTGTATCTTTTTTCTGTCTTAATCTTTTAAATCCTCTTTCTGTATGTTGATTTAAATACTCAAGATTATCCCATACCTTTTGTACAATGCCTTCACCTAAAAGATAATCTTTATGAGAAGCAAAATAAAAACTCTTTTTTCTCTTTCTTAAAGTATAGTCCCTGGCTCCCATAGAAGAAAATAATTCAGAAAAACCAGTTCCTCTGGGTTTTAATAGACAAATATGTTTACCATTTTCTTCAGCTTCCTGTACAGCCATAAACCAATGCCAGTGAATAGCCCAAAACCTGGGAAAATCTGTACTTTTAGTAGAAACAGGAGAATAAGGGTCATCTACTATTTCCAGTTGTTTAAAATTAAGAAAAAAGTAATGATAGCCAGTAACCCAAACTCCGGTAACAGGATTTCTATATCCTTCTAAACTTCTTCTTCCCTGTTCCAACCAATATTCCCTATAGGCTTTAGAACCAAAAGGAGCAGTACAATAAACCCCATATTTTTTCTTATGGGCAGCAGCAACAGAAAATAAATCAGTGTGGGTAAATTTAGTATTATACAGTACTT